CGGCTGGTGTAGCTGACCGCAATGTTCGGCTGGCCCTTCCCGGCCGTGATGGTCGGTGCAGGAATGCTGCCGCCGACCAGGTGTTCGATCGACCCGGAGGGCGTGACGACATAGTCGGTGCCGGCCACATACGTCGTCGCCCCGTCGGGGCTCGTGACCACCACGGCGACGGTATCGTCGATCAGGTGGGACAGCGGTTCGACCGCCCCGAGGTGCAGCACATGGGGTTCGTCCTCCACGGCAGCACTGGCGACGGTGTCGTCGTAGCCGCTGGCGCTGGTGGCCAGCGCCCAGTTGTGCGGCGAGTGGCAACGCAGCGTCAGAGCGACGGCCACCGCGTCGATCTCCCGGCGGGAGCAGGCGGTGCCGCCCGCGGGAGCGGTGTAGTCCTTGATGGTCTCGGTGGTTTCGGTTGCCGTCAGGTTGAACACCGGGGCGTTGCCGAGCGGAATCAGTCCGGCGGTCTTGGCCAGGTAGGCGGCATAGCCGGCGGCGCTGATGACGCCGCGGCCGAGGAAGCAGCAGTATTGACGGGTGGCCACGTTAGGCTCCTTTCGTGTTGCGTTGATGGGCAGACTGGCGCGATGTGCGCGAGGTCGGTCTGGTAGACACCGGCAGTGAGTCGGATGCCGTAGCCGGGGCGATCGCGCCTATATGCTGCAGCCGCTCCTGTTGCCGGGCGCCGAGGGGCGGCAGCAGGGTCCCTGGCTGGACTTCGACCACAGAGCCATCCTCACGATGGAGAATGACCAGACGGACTGCGATCAGCGGCGCGGGCAGCTCGGCCGCTGGCGTCTCCACGAGGGGGTCGGCCGCTGGCGTCGTGTCGGTGATCTGTTCAGATTGGTCCATGATCCACACACCCATATTCGTCTGACCACCACAGATGTCCGTCGCCCGCGAACTGAACGAGCTGGCCACCCATGAATTCCACCGGGTCATGTTGTTGGTCGGGCTGCCAGCCGCGCAGCGCCTTAGCAACGGCGCGGCGTAGCGCAGGTAGTTCGGCGAGGGCCTCGCCTCCGGTCGCATCGCGCACCTGGTCGACAACGAGCAGTACGGCGTACAGCTGCGTCCGGCCACCGGCGCAGCCGAACTGGTCATTGCCTCTCTGCCGAGGTCGGTCGGACAGTGGCACAACGTAGATGGACCGGGGCCGTAGCGTTCCACGCCTGGCGGCATCCAGGTCTGCAGCTCCGCCGATCTCCGCCACATCGCGCAGCGTGAGACTGGCCTTGAGGCGATCGACGAGGAATCGCACGTCCATGCGCCCCCCTACCGGAAGTGCCGCAACTGCTTGCGGCCGAAGGCATTCGGTGCGCCAGTGATCCGGACATCCGTGGGACTGGTGCGACTGCCGGCGATCGGGTCGGTTTCCCCCAGGCTGAACTTCCCGTCAGCGGCGAGCTGGAGCAGCCGGAGTGCATCCTTGTAGTCTCGGACCACAGGATCCGTCGCCTCCTGCGTGACCCGGTCCTTGTTCAGCAGGTAGCGGGTGATCGCTCTGGACCAGGACGTGACGACGTTTTTGCCAGTACTCGTCGGCGGTAGCTGCAGGGGCAGCACGTAGCGCTGCGCCAGGAATCCATCGATCAGGGCGTCCGCTTCGCGCACCGCATCGGAGATCCGCGCAGCTGCTGCGTCCGCGTCAGCGATTTCCTCAGGCGACCACGCACTGCGGTCCAGGCCGCGCAGCGTGGCGTCCATGAGCACGAGGTCTCGGACGTCATGCTCGCGGGTGCTGCCCAGCTGCGCGAGTTCGCGCGGGCCGGGCCGCTCAGCGAGTTCGGGCAGCGTGATATAGGCCATTTACGCCTCGGTCGCGGTTTCTGCCGCGGCGCCCAGCTCGGCGGCGGTCGGCGCGTCGATGGTCCCGCGTTCGGTAACCAGGTCGGGGTCGTTCTCGAGCCGCTCGAGCTGTTCGTCGGTCAGCCCCGAGATCACGATGCCATAGGGTTCCTGGGAGAACCGGAAGCCGCAGCGGCGGATGCTGACCGGGACGCTGCGAACCATGATCACGTCGACCTGCGGCTGGTTCGTCGAGGCTCCGGCCGACTCGTCGACCGCGCGCGTGGTCTTTCTGGGGGATTTGGTTGCCACCTGTTGCTCCTGTTGATTCCGCAGCCCACAAGGGCCAGGGCTGCGGGTGCATCCAGCTCTCACGCTTCAGGCCATCGCGTGGAGTAGTTCTGCTTCGCGCTCTCGGGGTGTATCAGGCCAGCCGGGGTGTAGCGAGCACGTCGACCACGTCGCGGTTGATGTTGGTCGCGCCGGCGGCGTTCCGCTCGGCTTTGACGACTTCAAGGGCGGCGGCGCGCAGCGAGGGCGGCACGAGCAACAGCTTGGGACGGATGCCCAGCGGGTTGCCGTTGTCGCCTTTGAGGGACTGCATGGCGGCGTAGACGTCGTTGAACGACTGGCTGTCCAGCGGCTCCTTGCTGGCATAAGCCAACTGCCAGAGGCCGAACCCAGTGTTCACACGCGCATCGGTGCCGTAGATGTACTCCTTGCGCATGAAGACGTTTTCGTCAGTTTCGTCCTGCAACGCCACGAAGTTGTAGTCCTTCCGCTTCTGGAAGATGATCGGTTTGATCACCCGGGTGAGGTCCAGCAGGTACCAGGCCGTGCCCGTGCCGCCCTGGAAGTTGCTGACGCTCACCTCGCGATTGCCGACCTTGACGGGGTGGTCGGTATCGAAGAAGTTCTGCCCGTCGTAGCACTTCTGGTTGAATCCGTCCGCCAGCAGGCGGAATACCAGCGTGTCGGGGTGCTCCTTGGCGTCCTGTCCCAGCTGGGCCATCAAGGGGCTGAAGACACCATAGCTGTCGTCTTCGATGGCCTCGCGATTTACGCCTACCGTGTTTTCGAAGGGCTTGTTCTTGATCGTGTAGTCGTGCAGCTCGAGGTTCTGGATGACGCGATCGCCGATCCACTCCCGAAAGCCCGTCGTTTTGCCTAGCCAGGGATAGGTTTCCTTGGCCGTGGTGCTTGGCACGGTCAGAGCGATCTGCTGATACTCGCTCGGGGCACCGGCGAACGCGTTCTGAAACGCGGTCTGGTAGCCGATGAAGAGGTTCCGCAGGTTGGCGCGGTTGATTTCCATTTTGCTTGCTCCAGTCTGAATTGACGTTGCGAGATGGCCAGCGATCAGGGGGCGGCAGCCGCAGCGATAGCGGCGGCCAGCACCGGAGCCTGGCTCACATCGACCCAGACCTGGCCGTCCTCGATGTCGATCACCAGGCCGGCCACCGCGGTGCCCGTTTTGCTGACGGTCTGGTCATCGGCCACGTAGGCCACCTTGCCGATGTCGGCGCGGGTCAGCTCGCCGGCTCCCGCCGAGTTGTCGAACAGGTACGTGCTGCGGCGCCCTTCGACGCGGCTGTCACCGGCGGCCAGGGACACTTGTTCCTGGGCTACGGCCCGGACGGTGTTGCCGGCTGCCGTGGCCGCGACGGCGTTGCCACTGTTGTCCAGGGCGTACATCGCGCCCACGTAGAGCACCGCGGCGGCGGCGAGGGGGTCGGAAACGAGTTCCCCGTCGCGGCGCGGGGTATTGCGGTCTGCTGTCAGAGCGGTCATGGCTGTCTCTCGATGTGGTGGAAGGACTGGCGGCTAGGCGGCAGGCAGGTTCTTGGCGTAGGCGGCCGGATCCAGTCCCATGTTGGTGCAGATGGCCAGTTGGTCGGTGGTGAGTTGGGAAGCGGCCTCACCGCCGTCCTTCGGCTTCTTGCCGCCGGTCTGGGTCCCGGCCAGCGCCGGGATCGGCTGCGCGACGTCCAGGTACGAGGTCAACGCGGCCAGGTCGGTACTACCCAAGTCGCGAGCCCATTTTTCCTGGGCCGGCAGTAGCTTCCCGGTCGCCAGGCCGTCCTTGACCAGCTGGTCCACCTCACCGTTGGTCAGTTTCTTATTCAGCGCGGCCAGGTCGTTCTTGACCTGCTCGAACGTGGCCAGGGGAACGTACTGAGACAGGTCGGGGGATGCGCCGGCCGCGCGCGTTTGCAGCGCGCCGACGGCCGTCAGCACCGCGGTCATGGGCGAACCGGCGGGCACGCCCACCGCGGCGCACAGCGCGGCGACTTCGGATTCGGCCGGGGCGGCAGTCTTGGACTTGAGCCCGTTGACGGCCTCGATCGCTTGGTCGGCGGTGCTGTCGGCCGGCAGGCCCAACGCCTCCAGCAATCGCTTGAGCAGTTCGTTCATGGGAATCTCCTGTAGGGCAGTGAGGCTGGCCAGGCCGAATTGAGCCGCGGCCGCAGCGACGTCGCGCAACGCGATGGGCTGCATGCCGTCGATACCGGGGGTGTTCGTAATGGCGCCCATCAAAAGTTCGTGGACGCCGCCGGTTTCGTCGAAGGTGAAAACCGGGGAGAAGAAGAGGTATTCCTTGGCATCGACACGCTGCCGTGCCAATGCGGTCAGGTCCACCCGGGCGAAGAGCCCTTCGCCATCCCGCCAGAGCAGCTCACGAAACCAGCCCGCTGCCGGGGCCGGCTGGCCGTTCTTCTCCTTCAGGAGCGTCTGGTGCTCGTAGTCGATGACCAGCGGGGTGATTCGCGCATTGAATCGTGCGATGGCCTGCGCGGCGAGTTCGCTGTCGATGTGCCAGAACGGCACTTTCATCTCGCGCCCATCGTTCGGCCGGAACTCGCCCGCAGGCGTAACCTGGATCTCGACCAGGCCGTTCGACATCGCCGGCAGCTGGAATGCGCAGGCGGCCACGGCGGCGGCCATGGCGGAACGTGGGACGGGGTGGATGCGTTTGCTCATGCCTCGCATCTTGGCGAGGGCGGAGCCGGCTGTATTTTTCCCGCGGGAAAAATCGTTCGGGCCGTTGCAGCCCGCTGGCGAAATTCTGGCGGAGATCGGGACTGGCCGCCAGTCGGCTGGGATAGGTCCGATGCCCTTGGGGTCGGACGGCCCCACAGAGCCGTTTATAAACGTTTAGGGGCGCTCGCGGATGGCGCCGACGTACACGTGGGGGGTACGGGAAGAAAAACGCCCTAGAGGCGCTCTAGCGGGATGGGGTCACGAGGCCGCCGCAGCCAGGTAATCCTCGACCAGGTCATTGATCTCGGCGAGGTCATCGGCAGACGTGCCGAGGTACGGGCGGGCTGGGAGCGTCACCGAACTGAGGAATCGTCCACCGACTCGCAGCGCTCGGGCTGTGCGCGGCTTGATGGTCCCGCCGAACTGCTGGATCGCCGCATAAACCAGGTTCGACCCCACGACGGCCTCCTCGTCGCTGGCCTGTGCCACCAGCGTGCCGCTGAGGTAGCCGTCCAGCGTCAGGATCTTGTCCTGGTTTTTCGCTTTCTGCCGCTGATACTCCGGGTTGAGCGGCGCCCACGGGGTGCCGTCGGGAGCCTGCTGTGTCCTGAATCGCTCGCGCGAGCTGTTGTAGAGGTACTGGGCAATGTCATCCATCAACGGCTGCGGGTGCTCCAGCGCCGCAGCTTGCCGGTCCAGGCCGGCTGCCGCCGCCCGGGTATCGAGGTCGATATCGATCGAAACGAACGCGCCAGCCATCAGTCCTCTCCCCGGCGGTACAGCCGCACGCCAAGCCGCACCGCGTCCAGGTACGCGTCATCATCGGCCTGGAACGTCGTGATCCCCGCCCAGCCGTCCGCCCCCACCTCGTAGACCGCCAGGACCGGCGTCGATTGCCCCTGGACCTGAAACCTGGCCAGATAGCGCCGCCGGACGACCGCGCGAGCTATATGGGCGAGCCACTCGATGCGCACCCAGATCTCGTCGGGATCGAGCAGCGCCTGGGCAAGCAGCGGCAGGTATCGCTCCCGGCCCTGTTTCAGCACCGCCCACTCGCCGGTCGCCACATCGCGGAATTGATCGACCCCGACGACCAGGCGTTCGCCCACCACGTCCTGCACGATGGCGGGCCGGTCCAGCGTTGCCCCGAACTCCTGCAGGTAGTTCTCGACGTAGTACTCCGGCGTGCCGCCGGCGGTCAGCAGCTGCTGCGCGTCGAATCGGCGCGGTGGCAGCAGCGGATCGGATGGGCGACGGTTCGGCACGCCGGGCCCCGACGAGCTACTCGGACCCGCATCGTCGGGCCGCTCGCGCGGAATCGCCGACTGCAGGCGGCCGCGGCCTGGCGTGTACGCCCAGCCAGGATCGACTCCCTCGGGAACCCGTACCGTCCGCGGCCCGGTCACCGAGTTCTTGCCGATAACCTGGTCCACCCACTGGATCGGAGGGGCCTTGTCCGGACCCTTCTTGCCCATCCTGGCCAGATCGCGGTCGTTGTGCGCGGACACCCAGCACTGGCAGCCCCAGCCGTTCGGCCCGAAATGCGTTTCCCACCACGGATCATCCGCATGCAACACCGTGCCGTCCCACTCCAGGTGCAGCGGCCGAGGATGCTCGACGGCATCGGAGTGGTTATACCGCCACCAGGGGCGGCGTTCTTTGACTGCCTGCAGCTGCTGGTAACGCCCGGCGGCATAGCTGCTGCGCAGATTGGCGTCGTAGATCACCTTGCTGCGCCAGTTTCGCGAGCCGTTGTAGTCCCAGCCGTGCTTGGCAACGATGCGATCGAAGTCCTGGCGGAACTGTTCCAAGGTCCGACCTTGGGAGATGGCAGCGTCCACGGCCTGGCGGAAATCTGTCAGAAGATCGTCCCGGTTCGCACCGGCGACTACGAACGCCCAGTCATGCTCGGCCTCGTAGATGTCGGCGTAGCTGGTCGTCCCGAGGTTCAGCTTGCGGCGGAAAAAGGCGATCTGCTCGGGAAACGGCATGGCGCCGTAGCTAACGCCCGTCGCCACCGGCAACCTCCTGCAGGATCTCGTAGCGGCCGGCCAGCGCCGCAGCAGTCAGGGCCTGGGCCATGCGTAGCGCATAGTCATCCACCGAGAGGTTCGGGTACAAACTCTCCAGGCCGTCGCGGATTTCCTCGAGCGACTGGGCACGCTCGACCAGGCCACGGATCTGGTCGACCCAGTCCGTTACCGCAGGCCCGACCGCGCGCGACGTCCGGGGCACCATCTGTGCAGGCGGATCACCCGCCGGCTGCTGGCCAGGCTGGGCGGTCAGTGCCGCGAGCCCGGTGACGGGCGCCGTGGCGGGCGCCTTCAGAATGTCCTCGCCTTCGTCCGGCTCCGGGATGCTCAGTCGCTCCTGTGCCCACTGCCTTCCTATGCGCATGCCCATCCCCACAAGTTTGGGCAGGGACTCGGCGTATTGCCCGATGTCCTCGGGCTCCTCGATCGTGAGTTTCAGCCGCGGGGCGCGGCGGATGCCGCCGGGCGCCAGTCCGTTCAACCACGCCATCGGGTAGATCAGGTCGCGCGACAGGGTCGACGAGATCTGGCGGCAGTCCGACACCTGCAGATCCTTCCGGACCTCGTTGTGAACGTTGCCCAATGCGTTGGTGCTGCTCTTGCCGTCGGCCTGGCTGGTCAGGGTGCCGCCCAAGATCGCCTTGCTTTCGCTGCGCTCGCACCAGTTGATCATCAACTCGAACCCGGCCGGATCGCCGGACGCGGCATCCTTGAAATCGATCTTCATGCCTTCCGGGATGATCCCGGCCGCGTTGTGGCCAATCGACACCAGGGCGCGCAGCAGCGTGGCCTTTTCCGCCTCCGAGGCGTTGGGCGGGTAGCTGCCCAGGCGCAGGGGAATGCCGGAGATCTCCAGGAACTCTGCCAGATCCCCTACGGAGTAATTTTTGAACAGATACGGCCACACCAGGACCCGGAACAATGCGGAACGCTCGATGTAGCCCGACTTCGCGCGGTGCGTGTGCGTGATCCAACCGAAGGGCTGCAGGGGTTCCCCCTGGCCACCGTTGCGCAGCAGGATCTCCTGCCGGTAGCCCCGGGCCAGCTTGAACCAGCTCTGAGGGCGATGGGTGATCGATGCCGGGATCCACAGACCCTCGACCCGGTGCCAGGCCAGCTCCAGGTTGGCAAATCCCTTGCCGATGGCGTCCGAGACATCGAACAGGGTTTCAGCGAAATCGGGGATGTCCGTCATCATCTCCTCGAGCTGCTTCGCGTCCCGCTTCTCCCGGGTGGACGGGTTGGGCGGCGGCAGGATCTCGTAGTCGCGGATGATGGCGCGGCGGCGCTTGCCCATTTCGCTGGCGATATGGGCGTCTTTCTCCTCCATGTCCTCGAACAGCTCGTACTGGGCAACGATGTCGCCCTGTTCGGCCGTGTCCAGGATCTGGGCCAGTCGGGACGGCGTCAGGCCGCGGGTCGGATGCCCTTGCCATTCGTGACGCAGCATCGCTACGCGCGAGGTCTGCGGTTCTTCTAGGATGTCACGCGTGAGGGGCCGGCCGTCCGGCCCCAGGATTTGCGGGGTCACCATGCTCCTTGCTCCGGAAGGTTGATTTCGGGAATGTCGTCGTCTGGCGCCCGCATGCGGCCGCGGCCGGTGCGATCGGCCACGTTGTCGAAGCCTCGCGGCGGGACGGGGATGGGCGTAAACGCAATTGCGCTGGACAGGTTCAGCGTGGCGTAGTGGGCTAGGCACAGCGCGATCGCAGAATCGCCGTGACGCAGCAGCTCGGCGTCGACCAGGTCGCGCGTCCGGACCGGCGGCACCATAGGAATGCCGTCAACGCTCTCCACAACACGCAGGTCGCTCTCGACGTTGGCGTCCCGCGGCAGGTCGATCATGCCCTGCTCGAACAAGTCGATTAGTTTCTGCATCCAAACGCCATACCATGGGCGGTTGAGGATGACCTCGTGGACCCGGGTGGTGCCGAACTCGTCGGCGGTGTATTCCGCCATGATCTGGCCGGCGCCAGTGGCATCAATCGCCGTAGTGAATAGCCCCAGGAACCGCAGAACATGCCAGAGAATCTGCTCCTGCTGGCGGGACGGTACCTTGTGTAGCTCGATGATGAATGGGCAGGTCCGGCGCAACGTGCGCGTCACGCCTAGCGGCACGATTTCCGAGAAATCTCGGTGTCGGGCGTAGTCCATGCCGATCCCCCAGCGCAGCGACCGGTCGACGGTGGCCAACACCGGGTCGAGTTCCTCGGTGATCCAGTCCGCCACCCAGGCGGTGCGCGCCGGTGGGGACAGGGACATGAACGAATCGTCCAGCGTGAGACGCAGGACGGGGCGTTCCTCCGGCATGGCAGCCTCGATCCAGACGCTCGGAATGCAGACGCCGTTGCCGTCCCGCGGAATGGCATCCAGTTCCTCGCGCATCGCAGATACCCGAGGACCGTAGGCGTTTCGGATCCGCATGTACCAGTCGCGTTTGCCTTCGGCAGTCGCGGGCGTCCCGTTCATCATGCAGACCCGCTCGTACAGGCCGTTGGCGACCGCATCGTCGAATGTCACCGTCATGACGATGGCATCCGGCCCGTACCTGCCCGCCTCGACGTCCTTCACGAACTGATTGAACGGGTTTTTCTTGCCGTTGTGGGACGAAATGACCGTGATCTGGCCGCCCCAGATCACCAGGGCAATGGCAGCGTCGAGCACACCCTGCACGTCCGGGTGAAATGCCGCCTCGTCGATGACCACGTGGCCCTGCAGGCCGCGAATGTTGGCCGGACGGCTAGACAGCGCGCAGACCTGGAAGCCCGACGCGAATCGGATGCGGTAGGCGCTGATGTGCCGGGTATTGCCCTGGTCGTCCTGGTCCTCGAACAGGAATTCCTCAATGCTGGAGACACCTTCGCCCTGGGCCTGGACGATGACGCGCGCGAATTTGGCGCAGTAGCCAACGAACTCCAAACCCTTTTCTTTCGTGTCGCCGATGTAGTAGACGTTGTCCCCTCCGGCGGACTTGCGGGCGGCGGCGACGAGTGTCTTGTCCAGCGCCGTGGCGAAAGTGATCCCGGTGCGGCGGCCCTTCGGGCAGACCTTGATCGACGCCTTCAGGGAAGCGAACTCCCGCTGGTGGCGCATGAGTACGCCCTCGGTCAGCGGGTTGAATCCGGTCGGAATCTCGCGGACACGGGGGGGCAGTTCCTCCCAGTCGATGACCCGCTGGGTGCTCGACAGCGGTTGAACGTCGCTCATGACGCCATCCCGAGGACTTTCTTGCGCCAGAACTCGACCTGGTCAGCGTCCATGCCCTGGGCCTGGGCCACCTCCTGCAGGTTCGCCTCCTGCTCTCGCTGCAGCCGCTCCCGCGCGTCCTGTTCAATGGCCCGGCGTTCCTTCAGGCTCATGGTGCGGGCCTCCATGGCGGCCTTGGCGGCGCGGGCAAGCTGTGCGACTTCCTTGATGGACACGTCCTTGTCGCCGTGAGCCGACAGCGCCGCGTTGGCGGCCAAAGTCGTCACGGCCTGGGCCAGCAGCGCCCCGGCGCGATCGCCGATCCCTTCGCCCAGTTCGCCGATCATGGCTCGCGCGCCATCCTCGATCTCACGCATGCGGGACGTCAGCTCGGCAAAATTGGCCTGATAGCGATGCACGGCAGATCGGCTGGGCGCGTCCTCGCTCGGGAAATGCTGGCGCAGGTCGTCGATCATCTCGTCGAGGGTCAGCCGGTCCTCACGGAGCAGCCGCTCGAGATGGGCACGGGCAGCCGGCGGCAACTTCTTGACGCTGGACTTGCGGGCCATGTCACGCCCCCGGCCGCTTGACGCCGGGCGCGACGGCGCGGCCGGTGGCCACGTCCTGGCCACGCTCCCGCAGCGTGGCGACCAGGACGACATCCAGATTCTCGACGTCGAGCAGGCCCTGTTCCTCCAGCCAACGCAGCTCCGTTTTGACCTGGTCGCGGGACATCGAGTGGCCATAGCTCTCTAACGCCGCCCGCAGCACCGAGCTGTTCGCGCGATAGCCGGGCTGCTCGGCCAGCAGCCGCAGGATCACCAGACGCTGGTCCTCGCGCAGGAAATCCGAGAATTTGCTCATTGGGGGTTCCCCGTTACTTGTTGTTCAGCAGGTAGTTGTTGATGCGGTCGACGGTAGTCGTCAGAGGCACCAGGGCTTCCCGTAGCGCGTCCAGCGTGGCCTTGACCGCCTTCACGTCGCCGGCCAGGTCGTGGACCAGCTCCTGGTCCGGCAGATGCCGCACGTGCTCCTCCAGAGCGGCGAGCTGCTGGCGCAGGGCCGCGACCTCCGCCGCATTGGCTGCGTTCCGGCCCATGAGGTGCGCATACAGGGCGATGGCGCCCATCACCAGCCACTGGAGCAGGCCGACGCCCCATCTCAGGTCTTCGATGCTCATCGGCGTGCTTGCTCCGTGGCCAGCCAGTTGATCAGGTCCATGTGGATCCCGGCGCATTTGCCATACAGCCCGTACATCACATCCAGGGCCTCGGTCATGTCGTCCCCGTGGTTGCTACTCGGCGCCGCCGGCTCCGGACACGGCACCGCCATTTCCGCGGGCAACACCAGCGGCGGTGCCGGCGGTGGCGGCGGTGGCGGCCCGGCTTCGGGAGGCTTCCAGGCGGCGCATGACGTCGTCGTCATAGCGGCAACCAATGCGATCACCAGCAGTTTTCTTGAGCGCATTGCGCAGCTCCTCGGTGGATTGAGAGTTGATGCGCCCGGCCTCGGCCAGGAGCCGGCTGAGCTTCGAGCTGGCGGCATTGCTGCGCGCGACCAGGTCATTGGTCCCTTGCAGCACGGTATTGAGCTGGTTCACCACGTTCGTGCTGCTGGTAGCGGTCACGCTGTCCTTGCCGGCCTGTTTGCCCTGTTCAAAGCCCGCCCGCTGGCCCAGGCCATACCCGGCCGCGATTCCTAGCAGAACCGCCAGGACCACCACAACACCTGCGATCCATTTCATGAACACACCCCCCGCCCCCAGCCGGCCGCGGCATACAGCGGCTGGTGGCGGCGAATGATCCGATCGGGATAGGCACGGTTCTCGCGCCAGTTCGCCGCCGAGCGGCCTGCGTTGACCCGCTCGACGGACGAAAACCATGCCAGCGGATCGAGCCCCAGACTCGATGCCAGCGCCTGGTCGCGGCTGATCCAGCCGAGGCCGCCGTTGTACGCAGACAGGGCCATGGCCATCCGCTCGCAGTCATCGCGTGCGCGGATGCGGTCGAACAGCCAGCGGTCGTAGGTTACGAGGGCGCGCAACGCCCACGCCGGGTTGTAGGGCCTGTTCTCGGCCAGCGCGGGGTACAGCCGCGAGATCCATGCGGCGGTCGCCGGCATGAACTGGGCGAGGCCCTGCGCACCTACAGCGGATACCGCGTCCGGCCGCCAAGCGCTCTCTTGGTGAATCTGGCCTGCGAACGTTGAGATCGGTGCGTCTAAGCCCCAGGCATAGCGGGCGTTACGCACCAGGTCATCCCGATAGGCCAGGGCCGCACGGGGAACGTCCGCCGCGGCCGCGCAGCCCACCGAGAAGACCAGCGGCAACAGCAGTGTTGTCCGGATGCGCATCACAGGCCCAGCGCAACGCCCACGACGACAGCGAGGACTACGACAGCACGACGGATCATCGCCGCGCAGAAGACGAGCGCGTAGCCATCCGCTACCGGGTAGTCGACGGATTCACACCCGCCGTCCAGCTCGCACCGCCAATCTTCCTTGAGGTAGCCGTCCGGTCGCGCGTAGGGGAACAGCGCACGATCCAGCCAGTACGCCACCACGGCGGCCAGGCTGATGAGCGCCAGTTTGTACAGCGCGACCGGCAACTGGGCGGGCGAAACCAGGTAGATGGCAATGACCAGGATGATCGAGAGGATCAGCCAGGTGGTCAGGCGGGGGAGGAATCGGTAGAAGGGAGGAACGAGATTGGCGGACATGCGACGTCTCCTGAAAGGACGTCGCCATCGTGCCGCTGCCCGCTATGGGCGTCTTTTGGACGAGGGAAAAATACGGTGGGAAACACCGGAGCTAACGTCGGGTCAGGACGAATCCTAGGTCCGTCATCTCAATCATGGCCTTCTCCAATGCGTCGAGCGAAGCCCTCCAAGCCTGAACAGTCCGTCCTATCTGCTCAACATCGTTGCTTGACCCCATTATTTCGCACTGCGCGGTGGCGTGGTAATACGCCTTGGCCAATGGCCGCACAGAGGCTAACCCGAGCAACGCAACGGCATAGGCTTGCGCAGCGACGGTGGAGGGCAGCTCTTCTGCAGGTATCTGCGTCCACGGCCGGTTCTCGGTGCGCTGATTCAGCATTCGAGTCTCGGATTGCAGCACATACCCCCAAAACTCCCGAACAAGCGCCGCGTGCTGCTCCTCCTTTGCCTTGGCTTCGGTGCGTCGCCAGTTCGCTTCTTCTCGCGCTTGTTGTTGGGTTGCTTGTTTACTGGCTGCTCGTGCTGACAGGAGTTGGCTGACGATCCCCGCGGCCAAAGTTCCCCCCGCTGTAATCAAGGCAACAAGCACCACATCGCTGATCTCGGACATTTCGGTTTCCGACCCTCGATTGACCGCGTTTACATGTCCCGTTTCTTCGCGGCTTCCATCGCCGCACGGCGGCGGGCGATCTCGTCAGCACCATAGGCTGAGGTAATGGTCAAGAAACCGTTTTCGCCGACCAGCTTCTCGAGAAGCGAGATTGAGTTGCCCTGGGCATCCTTCCATTTTGCCCTCCGTCGATCCGGAATCGACGTGTCCAGTGTGGGAGGCCCATATTTCTCTGTCAGCGCGGCAACGATCTCATTGAAATACACCCGCCACGGATCGACTTCGATGCTAACAACGCGCCCGTCCAGTACATAGGCGCGCAATTGAGTCGGCTTTCCCATGTAGGTCTTGTCTGGAAACGAGTCTGGTAAGCAAACCTCGTCATAGGGGCCATGCTGTGGTTTTACAGGCGTGCATTTCCAATGATGAAGCTGAAGAAAGGCATCCCGGCTCTCACCAATGGGAAAACCCTTGAATTCAAATGCTGTGGCTTGAGCCGCCACCATTGACAATGCTATTCCGAGCACTGCACGGAGAAAGACGCTCATCCCATCCCCCACATCAAATATTCAGTAAACGAATCACGCGGAACTCAATTTACCGCCATGTCCGCCGTTTTTTTATGTCTTTCGGCGAGGGGCAGCTGTAGCCAGGCGAAGCCGCCAGTCATTTTTTTTGCGGGACATAACTCGGCAATATCCGACGGTCTCAACACCAACACCGTCACGACCCGGTCTCCCTTCAACCGCAGATGGATGTGCTGTCGAATATTCGGTTTGTAGTTATCGATCGTGTTTGCTGCTTGCCCCACCCACCTCTTCATTTCTTCTTTTTCCCCACGTTGATGGTCAGTCCGTCCTGTCTGACCGGCCCGTGGATGAGCTGACCTATTTCCAGACGCTCTGCCTCGACTGAGTACTTGGCGGCCTTTTTATGAGCCACAGCACCCCGAAGTGCCCCCACTGCTGCGGCCTTACCAGCAGTCGGGGCCGTGCGATAGAGCGCCAACAGAGCAATCTCGTCTTCAGAAAGAGACGGCGCTGGCGCCTGAGTGGTCGCCCAATCTCCTGTAAGCACATAGAGAACGTCGACCCCAAGCGTCGCTAGTGCCGAAAGCTGCACTGCTGTTGGGGACGAGACGCCCTTTTCCCAATCGATCAGCGTTCGCTTCTTGGCACCAGCAGCATCCGCAAACGCCGGCTGGGTGAGCCCGAGCCGTTCTCGTTCGGCCTTTAGACGCGCACCAATGGCGCAAATATCCGCATCTTCCATGTTGACAGGTGCAGATTTCCGCACCAAAATATGTTGAAGAAATTGCCAATTTCATCGCATCAACTCCGGCCAAGGACAGCGCGAGAGATTGGCACTCCACCTCCAATCCGATCAGGAGCCCAGCATGACCTCTGACCAAATCAAGGCCAAATTCCGCCGCGAGGGCCGGACGTTCTCGGCCTTCGCTCGCGAGCACAACTACCGTTTGAACGACGTCTACCGCGTCCTGAACGGCCAATACAAGGGGCACTACGGCAAGGCGCACGAGATCGCTGTGGCCTTGGGCCTCAAAGCCACCGCTGACCGCCAAGCTGCGTGAGTGCGGCTATGACCCCCCAAGAAATCAAGGCTCGACTCCTCCTGCAGGGTCAGGTGTTGGCTCAGTGGGCACAGCGTGCATTTCCCACCGAGGCACCAGGACGTCTGCTCCCTCCGTCACCAGCGCATCCGGCCACGCCCGACCCACAAGCGCCATGCCAATTATGCCCGCTGAAATGATTTTCTACACGTCGAAATCCCGGCTTTGTTTGGACGCCGGTATTCAACGCCGCTGAGGGGACCGTCCAACCATGCGCAGGAACTGGAAATCGGTTCAACCGAATAGCTTGCTGGAGGCGCTACGACTCGCGAAGGATTTTGCGATCGAGCGGCGCAGGCTCTCGGTTGAACTAATTTCCTACCTCAA